GACGATTTGGATCCAGTCGTTTGTGGGTGTGAAGGTAGTGTTGTGGATATCATCATGTCGGAACCGAGTTCCTAGGCAGATGGCTCTCCCACCCTCGAACATAGTCGGAACAATAACTGAGTTCCAGTTATCTTCCATGGCTGCACGGATGTCCCGATTTTTAATATCATCTGCGGATTTAATTGCGTCATCGATGATACAAAGATGAGATCGCTTGGATGTCACTGCACCCTTCAAACCAGCACAACAAACGGTAAACTCTTCTTCGCCAGTAGATTTAATACCTGCAAATTTCCAATCGATGCTCCAGTATTCGTTGGAGTTGATTCCTTTGGCAATCTTTACACTTGGGAAGACTTCCGAGTAAGTCTTACTCTCTTCAATAATTCTTTTAATGGCAGCACTCTTAGGTCTCGCCACATCTACGGTGTAAGAAATATAAAGGATTTTGAGCGGTTTTTTGGCTAGGGCGTGGATGCCAATTGCCCAAGCTGTAAACAAACCCAACACAGTCGATTTTGCTGAACCCCGTGGAGCCAAAATATCCACATTGGGTCCCGCAATTCCAACCAGACATTCGCTGTCGTCACCGGTGCATAAGTATTGATGCCACTCTTTGTGGTGAGTCGCCGGTGGTTTGTCCCCAACGACTTCACAAAAATATCCAAAATCTTTTCGAGCCCGCTCTACATCTACAGTTGACGATTGTTTAACAACTCGTTTTTGAGCCGCAGCCCTGGCGGTGCGACGATAAACGCTGTAGATACTAGTGCCTGCCATGCCCGTAGCATAGCGTACTAATTTTTAAGATTCTTCTTGCAGAATCTTTGTCCACACACCCATCGAAGCCTCTTGGAGAGGACCCTCGATTGGATCGTCACGAAAGATAGACAACATCTCCCGCAAGGCTCGGTCTGCACCAGCGAGAATCAAACCTTGTTTGTCGAGGAGGATCTTCTCATCGTTAAGTTGCTTAATTGAGCCTCTAAGTTCTTTCTGCATCATCGCGATGCGCGATGTGCCCATATCCTGTTTAACCATTCCCATGTCAATTGCTTCGCGCAGCTTGGCAATATCTTGCTGCATCGAATCAATCTCCATCTCAAGAAGACCGTTAAAATCTCTTTTTTTATACTCTTTTTTAGACCACTCATCACACTCCACGATGTTACCTGTAAACCCGAGGAATCGGGAATACAGGTACATCTGAATAGGAGAGCTTGTGCGTTTACAAAATGTAAGAAAGGATTCGCGGTCTTTGTCTGTTAAACCTTGAATCCATTCTTTCATGACCGGTACTGACGCTGGGCCTGTTCGTAATCTCTTTGCTCTTTATAGCGCCGGAACATCTCTTGCTGCAAGTCCGTGAGCCGCTGTTGTTCGCCGGTTGTCGCGATACCTGCTCGTTGTTCTTGACCACTAAGGGCAATTTGCCGCTCTTGACCGGTCAGTAACTGCTGCTGCGTTAATCGGGATTGTTCTCCAGTAGTGGTGATACCACGACGCTCTTCTTCGCCACGAACCCTGGTGAGACCTGTTTCGCCCACAAACCTTTCGGCTTGTGTCATTCGTTCTTGGGCACCAGTTGCAGCAATGCCTAAACGCTGCTGTTCACCAGTGAGTCCAATTTGACGCTCTTGACCGGAGAGCAACTGAGCTTGAGTCAGCCGGGCTTGCTCACCAGTTGCTCCGATGCCTAGACGCTCTTGTTCGCCACGAGTAACAGCGGTTTGACGCTCTTGCGCACCAGTAGCGGCGATACCCAGACGCTGCTGTTCCCCGGTTGCACTGATGCCAAGTCGTTCTTGTTCGCCACGGACTCTGGTAAGTCCCGTTTCACCAGCAAACCTTTCGGCTTGCGTCATTCGTTCTTGGGCACCAGTAGCGGCGATACCCAGACGCTGCTGTTCACCGGCAGCACCGATGCCGAGACGTTCTTGTTCGCCCCGAGTCATGGCGGTGGCGCGTTCTTGAGCACCAGCGGTTTCTAAGCTTGACCGATATTGGGCGCCAGTGGCAGCAATGCCTAGGCGCTCTTGTTCGCCACGCGTAAGAGTGGTTGCACGCTCCTGCTCACCGGTTGCAGCAATCGTCAGACGTTGTTCACCACCTGCAGCTTGGGTCCGCCGAATATCTTGGCCGGCAAAGAACTCAGCATTCGTGCGGTCTAGCTGAGCACCCAACTCCATATTGAGTCGTTGCTGAGCACCACTAACCTCATTCAGCGCAGTTTGCGTCTGCAGAGACTGAGTCGGCACCTGGGTAGGGGCCGGCGGCGGAGGCGGCGGGGGCGAATAAACAATTGTCGGAGGAGGAGGTGGTGGTGATCCGCCCATAATTAACGACTCGCTGCTTTCAGTTTAACGCGGTTTATTTCAGGCAACCTGAATGTATTGACCAGCAAAGCTACCTGCAAAACGCTTGGCGGCTTCTTGTTGAGCTGCGGTAGCCAGCTGACGCTGTGCTTCGGCACCAGCAGCCGTGGCCATCTGGTTTTGTTTGGATGCCATAATTGCCTGAACATTGCTCGGCATCTGCTCTTTGGTCGCCAGGAAAGATTTGCTAGCTGCCAAGTTCCGAGCAGTGGATTCCGCACCAGCAGCGCTTAAATAAGGATACAGAGAAGAAAGTTGCTCACGGGTTAAACGTGAAGAAAGCTTTGCGGCCTGCTCCATCTCTGCCATCCGCATCGGACTGATGGCTTTGTAAAAATCCAAGTATTTCTGAACCTCCTGATTCATAGGAGGAATAGCCGATCCAACCTGACCTTGAAGATCTACATCACGGGAACCCGTGGAGAAATCAGTTCCAATCATTGGGAACGGAATTTTAGAAAAGTCCGTTGTTGGAATCGTTACTTGTGGTAATTTTTGCGTTTTTTCCTTACCAAAAGCTGGAGCGGGTTCCCGGAAAGGGGCACCCACTGCAAAGCCAGGAATTTTCTGGTAAAAGGGTGACGCGGGATCGCTCCAGATGGCGGCCATATTAGCTGTACTGGTATTGTTGAGTTAATGCGGAACCGGCTTGCGAGGCTGCGGTAAGGCCCATCTGTTGGGCAGCTTGCTGGCTACGCTCAAGCATGTTGGCGGCGGTCATGATGTTCTGGCGAACACCGGCTGCAGCAAGTTGACGCTGGAACTCAGCCTTTTTAGAAGCTTCACTAGCTTTCATAACCTCTGGCAGCAATAACCGCATGGCATCACGTTGTGCCTCTGCGCTCTTCAGGGTTTCCAAACGCTGAGCCATGCCGACGCGGCCAAGCACATTCAGAGGATCGCTCAGGGTTCCACCAGCACCAAAGGTGCCCACTGGGGGAACGGCACCACCACCAAGCCCCGAGTAGTCCACTTCACCGGGAGCTTGGTAGCCAGCGGTCCCGGCACCAAATTGAGCGGCAGTACGTGCAGGCGGAGCAACGTTGGACGCGAGGGCGCCAGCCAAAGCCGGAGCGCCTAAAAGGACGCCGGTGCCCGCGGCCAATCCACCAATTGCAGCGGGACTAGTTAAGTTACCGGCGAGAGTACGCATCCCACCGGCACCAGCAGCGGCGGCGGTCCTTGCGGCTCCTTCTAGCCCCTGTTTACCCAATCCGGATGCGACACCTGTTAAGCCTCTTGCACCACTCCTTAAAGCTTCAGCGCCACTCATCCCTAGGCGCGAGGCCAAACCGGTTCCGCCCAAAGCGGTACCAGCCATTCTTAAACCACCGGGCACGGCAGCACCAAGCCCAGCACCAAGCAACGTAGCACCGATATCGCCGCCGGTTCTACGATACGCTTCAAGACCGCCTAAACCGGCGCCAATAACAGGGAGCAACATAATTTGAATCTCTCTTGATTGTTATTTTAAGTTGACTATTTTTAGATGTTCCAAGTTCTACCGGCCGCCGATAAACCTTGACCAACCATTGGCGCAAATGCAAGGCTGGCGCCACCTGTCATTGGGGCTAAAGCCAAACCTGCAATTCCCGCAAGGGCTTGACCGCCACCGGAGCCCAGGAAGCCAGGACTGCCTTGGGCCCCCTCAACAAAGACGGGGCTCATTTTTTGCGGTTCGTAGACGCTTAGGTTTTCCAAAACCTGGCCGCCATATCCTCTGGACCAGTCCCCACCCCAGGCAAACGGTTTTCTCCGGGAAGAAAATCCCTCTTCGGCTTGAGTCCGATATTTATCAGTTTGACGCGATTTGTCAAATAATTTCCCGTATAAATCATCTTTATCTACATTAAATTTTCCGCCCCAATCAATTCCCTTTGAAGCGCCGCTCCAATCGTAATTACCTTTTACGGAGGGGGCGTTTTTACCAAACGGGCTTTCATAGCCAGGCTTTATTTCACCATATCCGCCTTCAAATTGCCCACCGATATTAAAAGCCATGATATTAACTCAATAAGAAACCGGGGCAAATACTTGCTTTGATAATCCCATTATATCTAAACCATCGCCGGTTGTTCTTCCAGCAATACCAACCCCCTCCTGGGCCGATTGGCGAGCATTAATCAATTGTAATTGATGTTGAAATCGCTGTTGATCTAACATTGACTTGGCAACAGACTGATTTGTCATTGGCGAAACCCCGGGTATGTACTGTTGGTTTGCAAATGAAACTTGTGATCCTTGTCCCCTAAGCGGAAGCGCATATTGAGATTGGCCATACATTTCACTAATTAAGCCGGCACCAGCAGCAATGCCTCCTGCCGCCAGGGCCGGAGCCGCTGCGCCAGCAAGTTTGGCAACCGTTTCGGGATTTCGCCCAGCCAAACTGGCTATTTTTCCGGCAATTCCGGGGGCATCTACAAATTCACGACTGTTAGTTAAAGCCCCTAAAACCCGTCTTTCAGCAACCTCAGACCCAGTAAGCATTGCGACTTTTAAAAAGTCCCCCAAAGCCTTACCCGCTAATCGTGTGGTAGTACTAGTAATCATCCTACTTTTACTCCTTGGCTCGGGAATTTACCAACC